TCGAGCATAAATACCATCTAACCATAAACCACGATAATAACCAGGATCTTGAGCATCGTCAGTAGCATCTTGATATTCACCCATAGCTGGCGTAGGTCGAGAGGATTGATATGTTGCTTGTGGCATAGGATGAATAGGTGGAACATCTTCATCTTCTAACACATCCTCTACAGTTATTCCGTCATCAGCTTGAGCTTGAACAATTGTTGGTGCAGCTCCCCACATAGCTTCAAAATGATTATATAAACGGTTTTTAAATTCTCCTTGTGTAGCTTTAAAAGATATAGCTTCATCACAAATATATTTAACACCATCAACAAAATTTGTTGATAGATATGGCAAACCTGACATTCTATCTGTAAAAGTTAAAGTGTACATATCATTAGGAAATAAAAGTTTTTGTTTAAACTCAACTGCTGTAAATAAATTGCAATGTTCGTAACCAACACATTCGTTTGGATTCATTAACATTTTAGCATCTACCCGTGCTTGATCATAACCAACAGCATTTTGAACTTTATAACGTGGATTAACCTCTATTTTAACACTAACATTACGACGCGCATATAAATGAGCTCCACCTGACCAACATTTATTTGTTAGAAAAGGAGCACCAATTATTTCATCTTGTGCATTACTAATAACCACTTCACTATTAAAATAAACTCCATGTTTTCGTTCAAAAGCCATTTCTAAAGGATATACGTTATCATCAACTACATTAGTTAATTCCATAACCGCTTTATTCATAGCTTGTTCATCAGAATAATTTTGAAAAATATCATTATACCAAAGCACTGAGTGATTATCATAACCCTCCCAGAAATCTTCTCCACAATTTCGTAAATACGTATAATTAGTATAATCTTCATAACTTGTATTTAAGTTAAGAGCTTTTGATAAAGCATTAACAACATAAGGTTGAAATACTGCACTTTTACCTATACGTGGATCTCCATATATATAAACCCAAAAAGGTTTTGTACGACGTGGAACCAAACCATTACGTAAATGATCAGGTATTCGATTAACTGTATTTTCTAAACTTCGTATCATAATACGTAAATAAGGCATGATTTTAAATTGACCTCCACTTTTATGTATTTTCTTATTCATCTTAGCTTCAACCAATATTAAACGATCATATAAACCACACACTTTTCTAGCAGCTTCTTTATGTATCGATGCTTGTTGATCTAATTTCGTTTGTTTAATATCCAAAAATTCATCAATCAAAGGTTGAATAGAATCTTCCTTCATAAACCATGGTATTATTCCAAAATATTTTAACACTCTATCTCCAATTAATTCAATACATTTTTCATATATCTTAACAACAAAATCTACAATAGTAGTACAACCTCGTATATAATCTGCTATTAATCGAACTTTCTTTGAAGATAAATTCATATTTTCAAAAGCATCTTTAGGCACATCACGAAATAAACCTTTAACAATCCCCACAGTAAGTGAGAAAAAAGATTTAATAAAACCATCAGTTTCTTGATCATCAGCTTGTGCAACAGCACCCGTCATTCCCTGGATAACTCGAATCAGGCCAGACGCAAACGCCTGGATACCACTTGTAATTGAAGATGGTAAAATGAGAGTAATTAATGCAGCAATCGATGTCGCATCTTGATTTTCTTTTTTCGATAATAAAAAACACACCGAAACAATTTTTGCCAAATAAAGTAACATTGTCATAACAGTGTCACCCATATTCTCTTTTAGTTCAT